GTTCACTCTTTGTGTCTATGTCCATAACATAGATCTCCCTACCTCCTCTCCACTGTGATTTATCAACAGCATGGAAGATTAACATACTTGTAGGCTTTTTAATTTTATCATGAAATGTCTGATTCAATTTCCTCAACATTTTTCTCTTTTCATCATCATTGTCTAACTCATTTAGTAGTTTATCAACATTTGACATATAATCAGCATTAGATGTAACTTCTTTATACACCACATAGTAACCTTTCTTGCCCCAAAACTCTTCAGCATTAGTTATTCTTGATCTAAGTCCTGTACTTGTTGCCATACTATCCCAATTTTCATTCAATATCCTATTCCATGATGTAAATATTTTCTCACTTAAATTTCTGGTTTTAAAATAAGAGTCTGAAAATACCCCTATTTGTGTCAATAAATAAGGGTCTATCTTAAAGTCATTTTCAAAAAGATCTGGAATATATGATGTGACATTGGACTCATCAATGCAACATGAAACTTTATCAAACTGTTCTTTAGGGTTTAATTGCAACCCTACATTTTCATCAAATTCTTCATGTATCTTTATTATGCCCTTTAGATTATTGGCCCTTTCTACTGACCTTTGATAAGGTGCCTTGGTCATTAAAAATGTGGAATATATCATTAAAGCCAAATCATCTATCTCTACTATTTTTTCAGATGTAAATATGTTCGTAATATCTATCTTATTTATTTGGGAGTCTTTTTTTTGTAAATTACTATATTTAGCAATCTCTTTAAAGTAAGTTTTGTAATTCAGAATTACTGAATTTCTTATATATGCTTGAAAAAAATCATAATTAAACCCAACAAACTCTTTTAGTATGCCTGAGAAAGAAGAGTATTCCCCAATGGTAGAAAGAAGTATGTACCTCATATTGGCCAATAGAGTTTCAGTTTGTCTTCTATTATGGAAAGCCAATAAAACATTTATTGAGGTTCTGTTAGACTGAAATTTATAAGGAACATCAGGTTTGGAGTTTAGTATAACGAATGATGTGACTCTGGGATAAAACGAAATAGCATCGTTTAAAATGTTTTCATGAAGAAGCATCCATGGTGTTACAAGGTAAACTTGCGCCCCTAGGTTGAAGAATGAAAAACTGCTATCACCTACAGAGTTATTGACATAAAGGCTCAGAATTTTATCGTTTATAGGGTAAATCAACCTAAACAATTTGCTAGACTTTGTCTTGAATATTTTCTTCCCACCTTTAACTATTAACAAGCAGTCTTTGTAGCCCAGATTATCAACCCGAATATAGTCAGAATTGAAAGGCAACTGGCTATAAAATAATAGACTATGGGCAAACCTGCTTACGAAAGCTGCTGAGTGACCTAAGTAACTGTTTTTAACATCTTCAATCAAATTCCTGTACTCATTTATTGAATACTCTTTACATTCCTTAAGAAGTTTGCAATCATCATAAACCTCCAGATCCATCAATGGGTCAGGGTTTTTACCTGAATAAACTGGCAAAAGCGTTGAGATCTCAGAAAATTGTTTTTTTCCTTTTTTGTAGTCATTTTCTATTGAATCAACAATACCAACACCTTCTACAGTACTTTGTAGGGTTCTGTCCTTAAAATGGGTCATCTCCAGTTTGTATTGTGTGGTTAGGAAATTTTCATTTGTGTGGGGTTTTTCTTTTGTTTTCTTGATCCTCTTTGTTTTAAGTCTTATCATTGATATATTTCTTTTTATCTTTTCTATTACGTATTGAGTTTCTATCAATTTATTGACACTAGATAAAGTTGCCCTTAAATTTTCATACCTCTTAACATTTTCATCAGAGAATCCACATTTATCAACGCGAACTGACACTGCATCAGTATGCGTTTGCTTATACTTTTTTTATAATACTTTTATATATTAATGTCATTTCTCTATTTAGGCTTGATTTTTCATTGAGCTTTTCATTCAAATATTGACTCGGTTGTTTGGCCTCACCTCCAAATTCATAATCCTCAGAAATACACTTTTGTATTATCAAACCAGTGAATGGGTTATTCCCTGATACTTTTTCTTGGACTTTTTCCAAGAACTCTACATTTTTAAAAGTGTGATTAGTGTAATTTGATTCATTTAGCTGAGAAAAAGGTAAAATAAAAGGCGGCTTGACTCTCTTCTTTTTCAGTGGTAGAGAATCATCCATTCTATTAAATGTTTCATAACTGGCTTTCATATCAACTATGACTTTGTCTATGTCCATTTCTGACAATTTATTCTCACCCAAAAAGGTTGGAGTTTCATTTACCATGTAATTTTTTATATTTGTATTATAACTTGTATCATCCAGATTTTTAATAAATTTAAAGTACTTATTTTCATATTCATGGTCAAAATAAGTCGGGTAAAATATTTTCTTTTCATAATTTAACCCTAATTCAGTATATTTTGCTATGGAAAAATCAGAATCCAAAAAACTTTCTGTATCATGACCTAATGAATCAAATGAAAAATCCAACTTATTATAATCATCACTGCCTGATTTTCCCTCTTTCCTTAATATGTATGTGTAACCGGAATCTGAAGATACACAGTCTTTGTAATCATTCATAAATTTAAGCCTTGTATTTTCAAAAACATCTTTCTTTGAGTTTTTACTAATTATATTTTCCCAATCTGACTTGCTAAGACCTACTCTGAACTGTTCAAATGCAAGTCTATTTGTTATCATATCTATAACTAGAAAATACTTAGTATCATCATCAAGTCTTCTCACTTTGAACTCTAATGTGTTCCATGAATTAACTATTTTAATGTAAACTTTTGGAGATATTTTTTGCTCTTCATAATTATAATAATTATATGACTTCCCTTCAAGAGGTTCATCTGAGTACAAGAATTTAAGGAAAG